AGAAACCCCTCCAGTTACAACTAATGTTGATGCATTATCGGTTGCTAGAGATGCAGAATCTTCAGCAGCGTCTGTTTCTGAGTCGGCCCAGAATATAGCACAACAATCAGCCCGGGCTTCAGCATCCCTTGACGATTCTTTTAGTGGCAATCAAGCTGCGCTTAGTTCTACTCAGGCAATTATATCATCGAACAATCTAGTGAATGGTCTGTCGGGATCACGGTCTTATGATGGCTCAATTGTATTTGAAAGCGGGGTAAATGATTTGCTATCTTTTAATAGTCATATTGGAGTTGATAATACTGATATTGGCTTTGGCGATCTGCTAGCTGAAGACGGCTTATATTCAATTGAAATCGAGGTTGCCTCGTTTGATACAGCGGTAATAGACACGGCAATCACAAATGCACTAGCAGCTATCATAGAATCGGGGCGTGGTAGTTCGGAAGAAGAATCTGACTCAGGATTAAGCCCAGAGGGCGAAGACATATTAGTGGCTGCAGCTAAATCCGGTGATACATCAGAAGATGCTCAGTCAGCCTTACTTGGTTATAACCCAAATTTTAGAAAATATAATCAACCACAGATGAGTGATGGACAAATGTACGAGTCAAAAGATATTTACACTACGCATCAAAACCATGATAACCCAAACGCTAGATTTTTTAATGGAGCAAGTGACGTAAAGCACAGAGAAATGGTAAGGCAGCAATATGATTGACGAAACTAAAGACATTCATGCCGCAGATACAAATGGTGATGGAATCGTTGATCCAGCTGAACATGCAATGTATATCGAGTTTAAAAGAAAAGAACTTGAAGACGCCGATGCAATGCGTGACGCTCAAAGAAAAATGGCATGGTTCGCTCTTGCTGGAATGCTATTATATCCATTTGCTGTTGTGATTGCTGTTGCTATTGGATTGGATGGAGCTGCAACTATCCTAGGTAATATGGCGGCAACATACTTTGTTTCTGTTGCTGCAATCGTCGGAGCATTTTTTGGAGCACAGGCATACGCAAAGGGTGCTCCAACAAAACCAGTAGTTAAAAAATAGGAGAATAAGATGGCTGAATTCGAATTCGCTGGAACAACATTTCGAGGTGGTAGGATGTTCGCTATTCTGACCGCTTTATCGACGCTTGGTGGAGGTGCTTATGGGGCCTTTGAGTTTTATAAAGACTATACTGACATGAAAGAGATTATCCAGAATATTGATACCGATGCGATTGCAGCCCGGAACGATGTTATTGAAACTCAACTCACTGCGGCAATTGACTACACGCGTGATATTAAAAATGACTTACGTGATGACGTGACAAAGATGGAAAACCTGGTGGATAGAATTGAGGACAAAGTTGAGATGTCCGAGGATCGTATCAAAGCAACACAACGAGATATCGACATAATGCTTGAAAGTGTGTTGGCTGATATGAATCAACTATCAAAGGATGTGACCGCTTCTATCCGTGAAGTTGAAGGCATTATTCGCGAATCTGAAAAGGACGTGCGAGATACTATGCGAGAAACTGAAGATAGAATCGATACAGACATGCGACAACTTGACACTGACCTAAAGGAAACTCTACAGGAAGCGCTTGACAACCCGCTTAATAATTAATCTTAAGTAATTGAAAATAACTGTGTACATTGGTATTACTATGTGGTATAACTAATATATCAAAAGGAGATACACAATGACACGCACTGATTCATACCTCGGAACATTCACTCCAAACGATCCACAGATTGCATCACTCCGCAGTTTCGTAAGAAAATGCAACAGTATGCTTAAAGAGGAAGGCCGCACTGAGCGTTACTACGTAAAGCTTCAGGGCCGTGGTCATCGTCGTGGCGTTGCTCGCTATAATCAGTCTCTTCCACTGCGCTTCGCTGAGAAGGTAGATGCATATATCTACCAGCGAGATGCCTGGAAGAACCACTAATTCTTCCAACATGAAAACCTTTAAACCAGCTCTCGGGCTGGTTTTTTTATTGTACAAAAATGTATAAATAGAAGAAACAACATTATTAATTGAGAAACGTAATATGCAATCATTCAAATCATTTATTAAGGAAAACGTAGTGCGTGGAGTAAGTGCAAAGGCTCAAGCAGCTGAAAATAATGCCTTTAGAAAATTGGGGGAAAGACTAGGTAATGAATCAAAAGCGGTTGTCTCTCCAGCAGGATTTGATGCTGGATTTCCTGACTTTGCGTATCGAATTAAGCTTTCCGACGGCACTATAGTAGATCTTCACTATGAATACAAGGCTGATTATAAAGCCCAGATGGGTTCGATGAGAGACTGGATCTTTGACGGCAGACAATTCTCTACCCCGGATACTAAAAGTGAGTCTAAGCAGGAATTGATCAATATTATGAACAACACCCCTGATGCTACTAAAAACGCAAAGCGATTATTGAGTGACTTGCAAAAATACTTTTCGAAGGACGTGAAGAAAATATACTCAGGCGCTCTAAGCGTAATAAAAGATAAAGATACCAGAAAGGCGTTTGCTTCTGAGTTCGCAAGTAACACTGATAATTATCATATTGCTAAGATCGAAAGTAATGCAATGGGCGATAAGATTGTCAACCACTATAAAACAAAGTTTAAGAAAAATCTAAAAAGTGGTGCTAAAGCAAGTCTGTTGTTTATGTTTTTAAAAGATAAGATTTGGTTGGTGGATACGGCTGGCCGTATAACCCCCGCTCAGCAAAATGAAATTGCTTCCATGATGGGACTCTCAAAGTTAGACGATCTGAAAGACCTAGAAGCTAAATTAGAAGTTCGTATTCAACCACGCGGACTCAACAGTCCTAATAAACACGCTTCTATAGATGTTATGGCCAGCTATAGACTGGCCAAGGCGCCAACCGGTGGAGGAAAAATTATCTAATGGCACAGTACAGTTTAAGCAGAGGTAATAAGTCAAAGCCCCAAAAGAATGATGATATCCATGAAGTCATGATGTTGTCCACAAAGGACGGTGTTATCGTTGATAGCAATAACCCCTTCCCGGTTTTCATTGGTGGCGAATCTATTACTATCACGGGCGATGTGACAATCCCGGGTAATGTGGAAATTAGTAATGATATAGGCAATCCCATTCCAATAAGTGACGGCGGCGGTAGTATTACCGTAGATGGAACCGTAAATGCTAACATTGTCGGATCAGTTGTAGCAGGCTCAAACAAACCATTTTATTTGGAAGTTGCACAAGGCCTTATTTCTGGATACTCATTCAATCATAAGTTTGGGGCAGTTCCGAATATGTCTAATAGAACGACTGGATCTGTGTGGGATGTGGATAATACTATATATCCTTGGGCGGCTTTGGACACGCCTGCGGTTGTAAATGTGGAACGAAATAACGCATCCGATAACGGTCTAATCGTTACTGTCCAAGGACTTGATACCAACTGGGATTATGTAGAAGAAGATATTACAATAACAGGAGCAGATCAAGTCGGAACTACTCTCTTCCGTAGAGTGAATAGAGCCTTTGTTACTGATACAGGTACAACTAATATCGGTAATATTGATATTGAAGCTGGTGCCGCAGGCGGAACTACTGTTGCCAGAATTACTGCTGGGCAAGGTCAAACTCTAATGGCGGTCTATACCATACCAGCAGGTAAAACAGGATATCTTTTAAAAGGAAATGCGTCTGCCGAAGCAAATAAAGACGCTAGTGGATTTATGTATGTGAGATACAGCGGGCAAACCACGTTCAGAGTAGGACACACCTTTGAATTCGCTGGAATAGGCGGACCATACGACTATGAATTTACTGTTCCAATTCCTATACCTGAAAAATCTGATATAGATGTCCGTGCAACTACACGAGACAATAACGGCAGATATACTGTAGCTTTCGACATACTATTGGTGGACAATTAATGGAAAACTTTAAGAACTTTATAACAGAACAAAAAAATACACATATGACTCACATCGAAGATAAAGTTATTTACGGAGGAGTCAATGGCACTCGTCAAGCTATTTTGGCTCTTCGCGAGCTACGTGATATGTTGTCTGGAGTCAAGGCCGGTAATGTGAGTGTTAAATGGGATGGTGCTCCGGCTGTATTCGCTGGAATAGATCCGTCTGATGGGGAATTCTTTGTAGCAAAAAAGGGTATTTTTAATAAGAACCCAAAGGTCTACAAAACACCAGCCGAAGTTGACGATGACACTTCAGGCGATCTTGCTGAAAAACTAAAACTAGCCTTAAGATATCTTCCGGAGCTAGGAATTAAAGGAGTCGTTCAAGGTGACTTTCTCTTTGGCCCAGGCGATCTTAGCAAAACAAAGATTAAAGGTTCTGAATATGTTACGTTCCACCCGAACACTTTAGTTTACGCTGTTCCGGCCAAAACAGAAATGGCGCGAGATGTCCTATCAAAGAAGATCGGTATTGTATGGCATACAACCTACACAGGTCCAACCTTTGATCTTATGAAAGCATCATATGGGGTGAATGTTGCGGCCTTTAAGAAATCTAAAAATGTGTGGTCACAGGACGCTATGTTGAAAGATTACAGCTCACTCACTATGACTAAAAAAGACACCGAAGAAGTTAATACATACCTATCTAACGCTGGAAAAATATTCAACCAGATTTCAGGAACAACTCTTCGCCAAATGGAAGCAAAGCCGGAACTTACTATGCTAATTGAAACATATGGTAACTCATTTGTCAGAACAGGTACTGTTATTACCGATACGAACAAACACGTTACAGGTCTTATCAATTGGATTAAAGCGCGGTTCCAAAAGGAAATTGACAAACTAAAAACTGAAAAAGGCAAGGCCAGTAAGCAGGCGAAGCTTGATAATATCCTTAGTTTCTTTTCAGGGGCAAACAAAAAGAACCTGAAGCTTGTTTTTGATCTCCAACAGATGATTGTTCTAGCAAAATTAAAACTTATAAATACTCTTAATAGATTATCTAATGTTGGTACTTTCGTAAAAACCTCAACAGGATATAGGACAACTGGTCCTGAAGGTTATGTTGCAATTGATAAACTTGGTGGTGATGCGGTAAAGATTGTTGATAGAATGGAATTTTCGTACAACAACTTTTCGCCAGAGATTTTAAAAGGCTGGGATAAAACCGGTCGATAATGGGAAAAACTGAATGTTAAAATTTAAAGACATGTTTCCAATGGGAATAAGATATAGGCCAGGTGAAGATGATCTCACCAACTATAGAGCACTGCGCCGCAGACGTGGAAATTATAGCGTGGGCGAAGGCGGTCCAATAGGCGAATCCAATGACCCAACTCACGAGAATCCTGTCAGTGATTATATTGACAAAGGGAAGCATCCCAAAACCGTCGGCATTGGCTATAAAACAAAGCACAAAAAGATTAAATCTCCTGACGGAGTTCATACTATTCTCGTGCATCAGATTACTTCAGAATCAACCGAGGTTGATGAGGCGTTATCAGTAGCTGCTCGTATTAAAAAGGGCCGTGACATGCGCCGAAACAAGGCAAAGGTTGCCCTTGGCCGAGCACGTGCTGCCAGACGTTTTGCAAGTAAAGAAACACTCGAAAAAAGAGCTCGCAAAGCAGCTCGAAACGTTGTGTATCAAAAGCTGATTAAGAACACTTCCAAGGGCGATCTTAGCCCACAGAGAAAAGCTGAGATTGAAAAACGTCTTAGTACTCCTTCCTTTCAAAATAGAATCGGCCGCATGTCCAAGAAAATGATCAAGGACGTCCGGAAGAAAGAAATGGACAGAAAGCGCGCTCAATGATTGGATCATTTAGACAGTACCTCGTCGAAGAAGAAAAAACGGTATTCTTCTCATTTGGAAGAATGAATCCGCCAACGGTCGGACACGAAAAGCTTTTAGATAAGCTTGCATCGACCGCAGGAAAAAACCCATATAGAATGTATTTGTCACAATCAACAGACCCTAAAAAGAACCCTATTCAATACAAAAATAAAATTCTTTTTGCTCGCAAGATGTTTCCTCGTCATGCGCGCAATATCCTTATGAACACATCCATTAAAAATATCTTTGATATAGCAGTTTCTCTATACAATGAAGGATTCCGCAAGGTTGTAATGGTTGTGGGATCTGATCGCGTTAATGAGTTTAACGCTCTGCTAAACAGATACAATGCTGAAAAGGCTCGCCATGGATTCTATAACTTTGCTGATATTAAGGTAGTATCGGCTGGAGAAAGAGATCCAGATTCTGAAGGTGTTGATGGCATGTCAGCATCGAAAATGCGAGCTGCTGCTAGTGATAATGATTTTACAGCATTTTCACAAGGTCTTCCAAAGAAGTTTTCTAACGCCGACAGTAAGCAACTTTTTAATAGTGTGCGTAAAGGTATGGGTCTTAAAGAAGAGACAAACTTTAAACAACACATCGCACTTGAGCCGGTATCAGCAATTAGAGAATCTTATATTGACGGAAAACTTTTTGAAGTTGGTGATAAAGTTGTTATCAAAGAAAATGGTGAACTTGGCATAGTAAAGCAACTTGGCTCAAACTATGTTATCATTGAATCAAAGGCAAACAAATATCGCAAGTGGCTTGATTCTGTTGAAAAGATTGATCAACCAGTAATTGAATATGATGTTGCACCCTTTTCTGTCGCACTTCAGGAAAAAAGCATGTATGCTGATAAGCCTGATTGGGGAACACCTGAATCGACTAAGAAGGCAAAGAAAAATACACCCGGCGAAAAGACCGAAGAAGTCAAGCGCCCAACATTTATCGATATTGCTAATGCAAGAATCGAAAGAGAAAAGTCTTCGGATGCAAAACGTCATGATAGAATGATGGACAGAGCAAGAACAAGACAAACATCAATTAAAAATAGAGAGACCAAGCCAAAATGATTGATTTTAATAAATTCAGAACTGAGTTAGAAGAAAAGAACGGCTTATGGGATAATATCCACGCCAAACGCAGACGGATTAAAAATGGCTCTGGTGAAAAGATGCGCAAGCCTGGATCAAAGGATGCTCCAACAGATCAAGACTTTAAAGATTCCCAAAAAGAATCTGTTGAGGAAGCGTGCGGATCGCGTAAGGCATATAAGAAGGAAGGTCTTGACATTCAGGAAATTTCGCTCGATATGCTTACTAAGAAGGTTTCTAACTCGGGTATGGCAACCACTAAAAAAGCGTATAAGATGGATAAAACAAAAGCTGACTTAAAAGCTCTGCGAGATCGTCTTAACAAAAATAAGCCACTGACTTTGGCAAAAGAAGCTAAGGAAGATGATGAGCCTGCATCGCGTGACGAAGGCGGTATGGCAATGAAGCAACTTGAATTTATTGAATATGCGGCTGAAGAGATTGAAGAGCATATTGAATCAGGTAAGTCATTTCCTGAGTGGATGCAAAATAGACTTACTAAGGCTCACACTATAATTGAAAGTCTTCACTCCTCACTTGGCGATCATGGTGGCGACGAAGACGAGGACGAAGACAAAGAAAAGATGGACGAGGGTGTCCATTACGATATGGAACAGAAGCATAATAAGCTAGCTGGAAAATACCTAAGTAAGAATAACATGTCACAGGCTCGAGATCATAGAGACGCAGCATCCATGCATAGAACTGCCGCAGGCCATGAGAAGTCAAAATCAGGTGAATTTAAACGCTCATCAAAGGCAGCCAATGCTATGTCGGCTAGACCAGCGCTTGCAAAGGATCTTTCTTCTATGAAAGAAGAAACCCAACTTGACGAAATTTCAAAAAAGACTCTTGGTTCATATGTTAAGAAAGCTTCAGCAGACGTAGCTAGACGTGAAGCAGATAATGCTAGAGCATATGCTAAAGGTGATCGCCCTGTTGGCGTTAACAAAAAAGCCGTGAAGAATATGAAGCGTACTCAGTATGTAGATAAAGCGGTTGATAAGTTAACTCAAGAAGCTGTTGTCTCAGCAGACCGTAAACCTGAAAAATATACTAAGCCTGACGGTAAAATCGGTATTCGTATGGCACGCGTTGACAAAAACGTAGTAGACAAGGACAGCTAATATGCAATCTTTCAAATCATATATAATTGAAAGAGGAGCAGATTCCAAGGGGCATTTCCGTTCTACTGAAAGGGGCGCTGGAATGACCAAGGCTGGAGTCTCGGCATATAATAAAAAAACAGGTGGCAATCTTAAAACGGCGGTTACTGGTAAAGTTAAAGCAGGCAGTAAAGCAGCTGGCAGACGCAAAAGCTTCTGTGCAAGAATGAGTGGCAATCCCGGTCCAATGAAAGCCGATAAGGGCAGACCTACTAGAAAAGCAATGTCGTTAAGAAGGTGGAAGTGTTAATGGCCGACGATAATCGATTAGACCGAATCGAAGCAAAGATAGATAAGCTAGCCGATGCTATGGTATCTATTGCTACAGCTGAAGTAAAGCTCGTGAATATGGAACAGAAACATGCTGCGCAATATGAGCGTATGAACAGGTTCTCTGAGAAACTCGATACGCTTGAGAAAGTGACATCGGAAAATTCACAAACAGTAAAAACAATCAATAAGCTATTTTGGATAGCTTTAATCGCAGCGGCAGGAGCCATTGCCACTAACCTACTAATGTAAGGAAATAAAATGAACTATAAAGACATTCTCACAATGGCAAAAGCATATGCACAAGTTGCTGAAGCTTCAGCTAAAGACCGAGCGCTTGCAAGCGTTAAAGCACAACCAAAGGATAAAGTATCCCTTGCTAAAGCTCCTTGGGATAAAGAAGACAAAACCAAAAAAGAAGCAATGGATCCAGTGGATGCCAAGGCTCTTAAAGGTAAACACAAAGACCGCAAAGACAAAGACATTGATAACGATGGTGATGTGGACTCATCTGATGAATATCTTCATAAGCGCCGCAAAGGCGTTTCAAAATCGATGAAAGGCAAAAGCCAAGAAACCGAGGTTGAAGTTCTGACACAAGAATCTGTTGAAGAACTGGATGAAGCTAAAAAAGTAATCCAAGATTTGGGTGGCGGTGTTAAAGCTGTTCACGAAGCTGATGGTGGCATTACTTTTGTACAAACATCGTCCTTCGGAAAGGACATGGTAATCCTTGGGGCAAAGCAAGTTAAGGCGCTGCACAGAAAAATGATGAACGAAGAAGTTGAACTAGACGAAGCTAAAACCGATGCCAACCATAAACTTATGCTAAAAGCTCTTGGTAAAACAAGACTGCCAAAAGACCACGGTCATAGAACCTCTGTTGCAAACAACGGTGATTTCGTTGTAGCTAATAGCGGTGGTCGAATCATTGGCCGCCTTAAAAAAGGTACACATGATGCTCCAACTATGTCGGGTAAAAATGAAGCAGTGAATCATGGTAACATGAACAATGGCTCTCCTCGTGGCGAAGGTCTTTCACCATCCGCTAAAAAAGAGCTAGATAGAACAACACCAATGAATCCGGCTACTGACGAGCTTGCAACAAATGCTCTTAACTTTAAGACATTTAAGTCAATGACAAAGAAAGCACCAAAGCGAACTGGGGACAATGATGCTGGCGACAAAACAATGCCAAAGAATGATGGGAAATAATAATGGCTATCGCAGCTCCTAATTTTGCAAAAAATGCGGTACCAACTCTAAAGGGTTGGTGCCACCCCAAGACTGGGGAACTACTTAAGTCACAGAAACTTTCACAGTCTGATATTGACGCGTTTAACGGCGTAAAAATTGAGGAAGAAATTGTAATAGATACTACTACTAATGGTATCCATGATGATATTGAAGCAATGACTAAAAAAGGTCTTGAGGCATATGCTCGTAAAGAATTTGGCGTTGAGCTTGACCGTAGATCCTCAAGAAAAAAATTACTAGATATAGTAGCCGGAATGGTAAAAAGATAACATAATATGAATAATGATGAATTGCTTGAAGAAAATTTGGTAAAGTTTGCGGTCAAGCATTATTACTCACCTTTAGGAACAATAGATCCGGATGAGTTTTATGCTGACCTCAAACGTTTTAAGTACGTTAAACGACTCTTAAACAGAAACATTGAAACAGGTGATTTACAGACGAGATTAATTTTAAACCATCTTGTAGTCATATTTAACGTATTTGGTCCATATGCAAGTCTTAGAATACTTGCTATAAAATTTAATGACGATCACTGGCGATCTGTTAAACCATTTTTAGAATTTTTAAAATACGTTCGAATTGGTCAATTTGCTGATATTGAATCAGATCCAATCATTGAGAAAAAACTTAAGGAACTATAATATGGGTATAATTAAACGCGCTGGTGATTTAGTCTATACATTTAGATTTCTCACACTTCTTACAACACCATTTGACAAAACAAAAGCGTTCGAGGTAGGCATTATTGATGCTGCAGGAAAACGCAACAAAGACTATTCAATGAATACAATTGAAAACCGTGATGCGTTTAAGAATTTTTACACACCGTTTCATCGTCTTGTATTTAATGTGAAACGTCTTATGGCAAAAGCGCCAGGTGGAAGCTCTCGGCTTGCGTCTTATGCCGCCGCATTATACCTTATTAAAGAAAACTATAGTGTATCAGAGAAAAAGATTTTAAAGGGTCTTGGTGACATTGGTGTTGATCCGACTGATTTGTTGGTTGAAGAAAACAATTGGTTCGTATTAAAGGATCAAACACTGTCTCCAGGAGTTTATATTCTTAAGAATGAAAAGATCATTGAAGGTGTTGAAATGACAGTTGCCAAAGGATCTAAGGTAAAGGTTGCCGAAGATGCGAAACCAGTCGGCACTATTTTTGGAATTAACATCTATGAAGCAACTCATATCAGAACAAACAAAAAAGTATACATCACATCATCGGAGATTGTTAGATGAAACAAAGAAACCCGCTAGAAGAAGAGCTCGGTAATACTGCGGCATCTGCTGGTATTCCTAATGACACGAAGAATATGGGTCCTCGGTTTAAAGCACATAATGTAACAGACCGTCGACGCCGTAAGGACAAAGCTCCGGTTGTTCTTAAAAGATTCAGACAATATATGGATGATAAGAAATGATTAAAATTTACGTTGCAATCTTTATTATAGCAATGGTTGCTTCTGTGTCTCGTGGAGTATATTGGTACTATACATCGACTCAGGCAACAATTGCGTTGCTACGTGAAAATAACATCAAACTCAAAACAGTAGCCGAGACCCTTCAGGCGACTGTTGACTCCATGGAAGAAAATCAAGAGCGTAATGAAGAACTCAATAGAGAGCTTACGGCTAACCTACAGGCAGCTGAAGGTAAACTTGATGGATTAAGAAAAAGATTTAGCCAAATCGATATTGTGCGAGAAGCTCAGGCTGATCCTGATGGATTTGCTATTCGTATAAACAACGCTATTGACAGACTAAGAGAGGAACTAAAAGATGAAACTACTCCTGTTGATTCCAGCGCTGCTGATTCTGAGTAACTGTACCTCTTCTATTGATAAAGAGATTGTAACACAGACCAAATTTACTGAACGTAATATCCCTATTCAGGCTTGGCCAAAACCTATAGACTTTCCGGATAGTGAATGGTTCGTTGTATCAGAAGAAAACTTCGACGAGGCTATGAAGAGGATTGATGAACATGGTGGATCGGTCACATTTATGGCGATCACACCAAAAGGCTATGAAAACCTATCAATAGGTGTCGGAGAGCTCCGTAGATACATTCTACAACAGAAAGAAATTATTGCTTACTACGAAAAGGCAATAACAGGTCCACCAGCCGACTAAGGCAATATGGTGTAAAATATTTTGTGAATATAGCAATATGTAGTGTTTACAAGACCTGAGATCTTATATATAATGGTATCAGAAATCAAAACAATATAGGCTGTTGCCTGAAATAGTTTTCAGGACCGATGTCTTATACAGCTTTACCCGGAGAAATTAGATGCTATTCGAAGAACAAATCTCAAGAAAACCTGACATGTACCCTTGGACCAAGGATTTTATTGAAGCAATTTGGAGTGGGTTTTGGACTCCTGATGAATTCAATTTCACGTCTGATTATAGTCAGTTTAAGACTGACATGAGTCCAGAAGAAAGACGGATCCTTGTCCGCACACTATCAGCAATTGGTCAGATAGAAGTTGCGGTGAAAACATTTTGGTCTAACCTAGGTGATAACCTACCACATCCATCACTACGTGATCTTGGATACGCGATGGGTAACTCTGAAGTTATCCATAACATGGCATATGAAAAGCTCCTTGAAGTTCTTCAGCTCAATGACATCTTTGAAGAAAACATGAAACACCCGGTTGTTGCTGGCCGTGTTGACTATCTCCGTAAGTACCTCAAGAAGGTATATGCAGATGACCGTAAACAGTATATCTATGCTATCACACTATTCACATTGTTTGTTGAGAATGTGTCATTGTTCAGCCAGTTCTACATCATCTTGCATATGAACAAAAACAAAGCTATCCTTAAGGATACAGCACAGCAAGTTAAATACACGCGTAATGAAGAAATGCTTCATGCTCAGGTCGGTATTAAACTGATTAACACACTCCGTGAAGAGTATCCAGAACTGTTCGACGAAGAACTTGAAGATCGTATTCGACTTGAATGTGAAGAGTCAATCCGCTGTGAGTCGGAAGTGATCCGTTGGATTATGGGTGAATACTCAGTACCAGGATTGAACTCAGAAATTCTAGTTGAATTCATTAAGAAGCGTATGGTTGAATCACTAGAGCAAATTGGCTTTTCAAGTGAATTAACATATGACAAAGATTTGATTAAGGAAACCAGATGGTTTGATGAGGGTTTATATGGAACCAACATGGTTGACTTTTTCAATGGCAGACCAGTAGACTATGCCCGTGGTCAAGGCGTATCAGCAGATGATTTATTTTAAGGAAATATAATGGCATTTAAATGGCTAAACGACGATTCACGCACGTTCCTCAGTCGTGGGTATTTACAACCAGGTGTGACTCCTGAAGATCGCGTACGCAGAATTGCGGAAGCAGCAGAAGAAATCTTGGACTACCCGGGATTTGCTAACAAGTTCTATGATTATATGAGTCAGGGTTTTTATAGCCTTTCCTCTCCAGTATGGTCAAATTTTGGTGAAGAAACAGGGCTTCCTATTTCATGTAATGGTGTTTACGTGGAAGATTCTATTGAGGCTATTCTACAAAAAACAGCTGAGGTTGGTGTCCAAACCAAACTCGGCGCAGGAACATCTGGATATTTTGGTGATATTCGACCACGTGGTAGTAAAATTAAAGGAGGAGGCAAAGCAGATGGAGCAGTTCATTACCTTCGCTTGTTTGATGTTGGCACTGACGTTATTTCTCAAGGTACCACTCGCCGCGGGGCTTTTGCTGGTTATCTTAACATTGATAACCCTGATATTATGGAATTCCTAGAAATCCGTGAACCTGGTGCAACCATTCAGAATATCTCAATTGGTGTTACTATTCCAGATTACTGGATGCAGGAAATGATTGATGGCGATGCAGACAAACGCGAAGTATGGGCTAAGGTGCTCAGAAAGCGCAAGGAAACTGGTTATCCATATCTGTTCTTCTCTGATACTGTGAATGACAATAAACCACAGGTTCTTAAAGACAAAAACATTCCTATCTGGGCGTCAAATCTCTGCTCAGAAATCTGTCTGCCATCAAGCGATGAATGGACATTTGTGTGTAACCTATCATCAATGAACCTTTCTACCTGGGACAAATGGAAATATACTGACGCTGTAGAAACTCTCACATATTTCCTTGATGCTGTTATGGAAGAATATATCCGCAAAACAGAAGGTCTTAAGTTTATGGAGTCGGCCAATCTCTTTGCAAAAACCTGGCGTGCTCTTGGAATTGGTCAGCTTGGATGGCACACACTTCTACAGAAGAAAATGATCCCATTTGAGTCATTCCAAGCACTTGAACTAACTGAAGAAATTAGTAGATTCATCGATGAAAAATCACTTGACGCATCAAAGGAAATGGCAGAAGAGTATGGTGTTCCGTCAGGTCTTATGGGTTATGATGTACGCAATCTTACTCGTTGCGCCATCGCTCCTACAACATCTTCATCATTTATCCTTGGTCAAGTATCGCCGTCAATCGAGCCACTTGCATCAAACTACTTTGTTAAGGATTTGGCTAAAGGGTCCTTCACGTATAAGAACCGTTATCTTGCTAGATGTCTAGATCATTACGGCAAGAATGATGATGCAACCTGGGATTCAATCTTAATGAGGAAAGGTTCTGTTCAGCATCTTGACTTTCTCACTCAGAATGAAAAAGATGTGTTTAAGACATTCTCTGAGATTAGTCCTATTAATGTTGTTCAGCAGGCTGCTGCAAGACAAGAATATATAGACCAGAGCCAATCACTCAATCTTATGATTCCACCAACTGCATCAACAAAAGACATAAACGCGTTGATTATTGAAGGATGGCGTTTGGGTGTAAAAACTTTCTACTACCAGCGGTCATCTAATCCAGCACAAGAACTTGTGCGTGATATCATGCTATGCATTTCATGCGAAGGATGAATGTTTAATAGACTTACAATTATCAAAGTGGTAGCGCTTCATTGCGCTACCACCACCTCCTTTACCACAGTGTGGACAGGTAGACTTGACTGAATTTTTTAGTTTCATTTTCAAACGGGTTTCGTCACTTACTGGACGACCAACATTAGCCTTAGATAAATTTGCTTTATGATTTTCTGTCATAACTCTACCTTTCATGCCAGCAGATATTTTGGCTTTATGTTCTTCAGATAGACGGACATTTCGTCTTTTTTCGGCAGTTTTTCTATTAGCTGAAGTAAGTCTCGGATAACTTTTACCTTGCTTTGCTTTAGACATTTTTTGCTTAGATTCTTCTGTGTGTGGCCGAGATATACTATATCCACTTCTACCTTCACCACCATCGGCTTTATTGTAGAGTAGTCCACCTTCGTGTTTCTTGCCCCACCATCTGATAAGTCTTCTTTCAATCGCAAATGCGCCTACTTCCGAAAGATTATTTTCAAGTATAACTATTTGTCCAGATTCTCTATTAGGAACCCATACAGAATGTTGTTTTGAATATGCTCTTTTGCCCCTCCCTTTACCTATATAGTAGGGTGTGCCGTCAAGTCTGATGTAGGCGTAAACATAATAGACATATATATATATATATACATGAACTGGAATTCCTTTTGTTTCTAGAGTAGGTGGGAAGTGCAATTCCGTGACCTACATTACTATTTATACAAATTAGAACTGCGAGGCATAAAATTGAAACTATCAGAATACATTTGCGAATGCGACTACTGTGGCTCAGAGACTCGGGTTGTGGTAGTTGACGAAAGAGAAGAACCTTCATTTTGCTCTATGTGTGGCCAAGTGTCGGGGCATGCTTTCTTTGATGGAGATGACGACGAAGAATTCTAAGGCATATATACAACATTAGCACTAATATGTTGTATAAGGATTGTGGTCATGTGGCACTATGGCGGTAAGGTTTACGAACCTGATGAAGAAGAATTAAAAAAATGGGTTGGATTTGTCTACGTTATCACAGACAAAACCAACTCAAAAAAGTATGTAGGCAAGAAGCAATTCTGGGCCAAAAAAACACTTAAACCTTTGAAGGGTAAAACGCGCAAGCGTAGATCTGTTACTGAGTCTGATTGGATGAAGTATTACGGATCAAGTGATCTAGTAAAACAGAGACTTGTTGAGCACGGCGTGGATAATTTCCACCGCGAAATTATCCACTTCGGCAAGTCTAAAGGTGAGCTCGGCTATCTTGAGGCAAAGGAACAGTTCGACAGGAATGTCTTGCTAGATGATAGTTACTATAATGGAATTATCAACTGTAAGATACATCGCGCGCATGTCCAAAGTTTACTAAAATAGGTGTGTACATTGGTAACTCTATGTGGTATAACTAATATAATTAATATAACAAAAGGACTACATCATGATCTTAATTGACTATTCAGGAATTTCAATTGCCCCTATTGCCATGGGCGCTGCTCACTGGAGTGATGAAAATCTTATTCGGCATATGATCCTTAATAGCATCCGTATGTATCGCAAAAGGTTTGGAAGCAAATACGGCGAGGTTGTTGTCATCGGTGATAATGGTGGCAACTGGCGCAAGAAGGTATACCCTGAATATAAGGGCAAACGTGGCTTATCACGTGAAGAATCTAAAATCGATTGGGACGTTGCGTTCTCTACAATCAACAAAGTTTTTGATGAACTTGGTGAGTACTTTCCGTATAAGACCATCAACCAATATGGCTGCGAGGCCGATGACTCTATTGCTGAAATCGTTAAATGGTCTCAGGAATTTGGTAACTATGAGGAAATCATGATTGTGTCGTCAGACAAAGACTTCAAGCAATTGCACAAGTACTCTAATGTTGCACAATACTCACCTATAACAAAGAAATTCATTACAGTAGATAATCCGCGTCTTGAACAGATGGAACACTTCCTTAAGGGTGATAGTGGTGACGGTGTTCCAAATGTGCTGTCTGACGATCGTGTGTTTGTTGAAGGCCGGCGCCAAGTTGTTCTTAGTGCTAAGAAAAAAGCTCTCCTTATGGATGATCCAAAGGCTCTTGGTGGAGATGTCTATCGCAACTATATTCGCAACAAGAAAATGATTGATCTCACTGAAGAATCAGAATGTCCTGAAGTAGTGCGCCAGGAAATTATAAATACATTCGTAGGACAGGATCGTAGTAAAAACCGTAGTAAGGTTTTCACGTATCTTGTTTCACATAACTGCAACTTGCTAATTGACTGTGTAGGAGAATTTGTTTAATGGCGTTGATGATTTACGAAGTGCTTGAAAAGTTTACTAAAGCTGAAACACGAGCGGAAAAGATTATGGTACTGCAGCAGAATAATAGTGCTGCTCTACGTGACATTGTTCAAGGATCGCTCGATCCTCGTATTCAGTGGTTGCTACCGGCCGGAGAAGTGCCATACACAGC